AAAATTTTCGTGGCAACTTCGCGCGTTTCGCGCGGCGGCCGTAGGCTTTATAACACTCTTCGCCCTCTCCTGCACTGAGCCTGATAAACCTGCTGTATGTGACACTGGTGAGTGTAGTGCTATATTTAAAGTTCCTTATCCAAAAGACAGTAACGGGTATTATCATGTAGATCTAGATTTTACTCAACAGTACTACCCTAGGTTTTATGCTGAAGTAGAAGCAGATACAACTAATCCGTACTGGTGGTATAACGATACCCCGGTTGTTGAAGCGTATTTTAGTAGTGAAACGGTGTTAGAGTTAGAATATGAGGATGTTTACGTGGTTCAACCAGGGAGAATATACCTACATGGAGGGGACTCTTCAAAACTCTACGGAAAACGCTTAATAGGTCCAATAATTCCAGAGATGATAGGGGATACTATCAATGTTAACGTGGAAATCTTATGGGATGCAGGAGAAAACTACGTTGTTAAAGATTATTTATTAAACTTTATAGTAAAATAGTTGCTTGTTCGAGTTTAATTTATTATCTTAATAATATTATTATAATATATATAATTAATAATTAAATTAGATTAATAAATATATAATAGTAAATATAATATATAAAAATATAAGTATATATGAGAAATAAAGATTTAGTATTACTAAAATTAGAAAAAATAGACTCTTCGCTAAGGGGCCTTAACTTCCATATAGGAAGAAACGAAAGAGATAACTCTTATAAAGAATTAGATAAGATAAAATACATCTGCTCACAGATAGTTACCTTATTAAACACAGAAACACAAGACTAATATGTTAAATGCTGAAAAGATACAAGAAAACTACGTAACGCACCTTGAAATCATTGACTCATGCATCACAGACCGAAAGGATTCAGTGGTAGCTATGATTAAGCACATGGAAGATAACTATGTTATGGCTCCTGCTAGTGGTAAGTCATGGTTCCATAATGCTTTTGCGGGTGGGTATGTGGATCATGTCAACAGGGTAGTAAATTATGCTATTAAACAACACAGACTCTATAAAGAGATGGGTGGGACTATTGATTATTCAGAAGAAGAACTAGTATTCTCAGCATTATTTCACGATCTAGGTAAGATGGGTGACGGGGACTCACCTAACTACATACCTCAAACTGATAAATGGAGGCAAGATAAGCTTTCAGAGATGTATACCTACAACCCAGACCTAGACTTCATGCTTATACCAGATAGATCTCTATTTATACTTCAGAAATTTGGGATTAAAGTTTCTAAAAATGAATTTCTAGCTATTAGATGTCATGACGGAGTGTTTGATAAAGCAAATGAAGCATATTTTTTTAGTAATATGGAATCTTCTAGACAAAAAACCTCTATTATATCAGTTCTACACTCAGCAGACTTCTTAGCCTCTAAAGTAGAGTATGATATCTGGAAAAGAAATGGTGGATCTTCAGCTCCTAAACGACCTAAGACCACTTCCTCAACAGGACGAAGCGTAAAATCATCGCAAGGCCTGTCAAATATGCTTAAAAATCTATAAATGACATTAAATCCTACACTTTTTTACATAATAATCGGAATATTCTTTGTTACTCTGATAGTTTTATCGTATATTATTAGAAACCTTATGGTAAAAGTAGAAAAATATGAAGATGTTACTGTAGATCAAACAGCTTACCTACAGAATCTATCTAACGTAATAAAAGAATCAAACAAAAACCTTACTACACTAGATGAACGAGGGGTCTTTCAATCTGATGATGAGGTCGGTTTTTTCTTCAAACAAATTAAAATTATACAAGAAGAACTAAATCGATATATGCTCCCCGAAAACTATGGCAAGAAAGAAGAGTAAAGCTAATTACTTTACAAGCGAAACAGAAGAATACATTGTAAAATATAACCTCTCAGATAATAAAGAGTATAGAAACTCTATCTTTACTGAACACATTTACTACCCATTCTATAAACTAGCAGAGAATATTATTCATACTTTTAAATTCTACTACACTGATGTAGATAAGATAGAAGATTTAAAGCATGAAATCGTTTCTATGTTATACGAAGAGAAGATGGATAAATTCGATCCCACTAATGGAGCGAAAGCTTATTCCTACTACGGTACTATAGTTAAGAGATGGCTTATAAATTACAATAACAAAAACTATAAGAAGTTAAAGCAGATAGGTTCAATGGAAGAAGCACCTCAAAGCTTTAAAAACAACTATTCCCTTGACAATGGTATTGGAATTACTCTCAGTCAATTTTTAGACCTGTTTGTTGAAGATATGTACACTAAGTTAGATGATCTATTTTTAAAAGATAGTGAAAAACGAATAGCAGACGCTGTTTTAACAGTCTTTAAAACCAGACACGACTTAGAGATATTTAAGAAAAAAGCCCTTTACATATACATCAGAGAAATGACCGATTGTGAAACTCCACACCTTACTAAAGTGGTTAATGTCTTAAAGCAAGAGTTCTACGATGAATACAATACTTTGCATGAAAAAGGATTTATTAGGAATAACTTACCTTAAATCTATTTATAATTAAAATAGATATGAGTTTAGATAAAGAAATATTTAAAGGCAAGACTCTATCTGATCTGTTTGGCGAGATATACGACAATTCTAAAGAAACGAAAGGTCAAGTAAAAGCATTGATTGGAGAGTTAAAACCTCTTATAGAGAATATAGGAGATGCTACACTTATCGTTCCTATGATTAAAGAGTATATGGAGATAGGTGTAAAGAATGATGAACATTTGATTAAATTAGCGACGGTAATACAACGTATAGAAACAGCAGCCGCTAAAGGAGAATCAGGTGATTTCGATTTCTCTGACCTTCAAGATTTATTAGAAGAGCAAGAAGCTATAGAGAATCAGATAGAAGAAGTTGAAACTCCAGAAGAAGACCAGGATTAATGTCAATTAAGTATAACTTAAATAACACTTCCTTTACCGATAAGGAAGAACCTAATAACCTTGCAAAGCAATTTGTGCCTGTAAGAGTTAAGAAAGTTATATTAGACGATACGGATATAGAGTATGATAAATACGGTAAATCAGAAGCGCTAGGGTTAATTAAGTATATACCCCTAGATAGCGATACTCCTACTTTAGATACACCAGTAGAAGAACTTAAAGAAGCTTACCCCCTTTCATCTACTATCAGAACACTACCTTTACAAGACGAGATAGTACTACTACTAAAAGCACCTACTACAAGTTTACAGAGTTCTATAGAAGATTCAAAAGCATACTATACAACTATAGTTTCGGTTTGGAATCACCCTAACCACAATGGGTATCCTGCAGGGGATACTTTAAACCTAGGCAATAACATACAAGAAGGTGTAGATGTTAATCCACTACAACCTTTCCCGGGTGATATAATATTAGATGGAAGACAAGGGCAATCTTTAAGATTTGGAGGCTATAAGTCTAAAAACAATGCGCTTACTGATGATACTAATCAAGGTAAACCCTTTACGTTAATAAGTAATGGTCAAAAAACAACAGACTATAGCTTTACTCCTATCGTAGAAGATATAAATGAAGATGACTCCTCTATATACCTACTGTCAAACCATACTACTAACCTAATTCAAGCTAATAGTAAAAGAGACTCTTACGATACAGTTCCACCTAACTCACAAAGTTATAAAGGAAGTCAAGTAGTAGTTAACGGAGGAAGATTGTTTTTTAATGCTAAGAACGAAAGCGCTTTTATATCAGCGGCAGAATCTATAGGTTTAAGTTCTAAAAGTCTTAATCTAGATGCTGATAAATATATATGTTTAGATGGAGAAGTAATATACCTTGGATTAAAAGCTAGAACGCAAGATTCTAAACTTAAACAACCCGTAGTATTAGGCCATAGACTAGAAACATATCTATCAGATATACTAGACGTTTTAGTAGAAATTACAAGCGGTATGTCTAAAGCCAAAACACTCAAAGGTGACCCTATACCTGGTTTAATCGATGTAGGTTCATCAGCATTAAAACAGATTAAAGAAAATTTAAAGTCTCAACTTAATCCCGGCGGTAATTCAAATCTTAAATCTAAAAAAGTATTCACAGAATAATGCCTTGTAGTATACCAGCATCTCAACTTTCAGCATGGATTGCCCAACAAGTAGGTAAAGCTAGAGCTGTAGTCATAGGAAGAGTTCAAAAAGAAGTAAATAAACTCAATGAACAGCTATCTGGTGACACTTGTCCTCCGGTAGAAGAGTTAGAAAAGATATTAGCTATTAGAGATAACCTAACTCAAGTGTTAGATAACTTTGAAAAAAAGATAGAACCTATAAAAGATACCGCAGAAGCTTTAGATCCAACAATTAAATCTGCAAAAGTAACAGTAACAGTTTTAGAACAGTTAGCAATACTAACAACGATAGGTGTACCGCCTCCAACAGGTGGTGTAATTTTTTCTTTGCCTGTAAAAATAACAAGTAAATTTTCACAGCTACTTAACCTATCTTGTCAGTTTGTAAATTTATTAGAGAAAGACCAAGAAGCTATACTAACATTATCTGATAATGCCCTTTCTTTTATACAGCCAGTTAAAGACAAACTTCAATCCATAGATATTAATCTTGAAGGATGTGTAAACAAACTTCCTGCAGAAGAGAGAAACAAATTTCTAAAACTCATCGGAGAACAGCCTCCAGAAATATCAGACGGAGACCTAGTATACCGCTCTAAAAGTGGTAACAATTACATTATAGTCGTAATAGAAGAAGAGCAACCAAACCTTCCGGCACCAAAAAGATATGCCGCAGTAAAAGATTTAACAGGAGTTATAGTACTTAAAGGAGAATCTTCCTTTAGCTCCTCATCAAAAGTACTAGTTGACGAAATAAAATTTAGAATTGAAAATCAACTTCCATAACCTAACTATTTATATATATGAAACTCGATCAATTACGTAAAATCATCCGAGAAGAAGTAAGAGCAGCAGTTAAGGAGGAGTTACAAGACATCCTTACAGAAGCTGTTAAGACCGCTAGTACACCAGAACTAAGCGAAGTTAAAGCTGTAGTACCAAAAAAAGCTACTACTAAAAAAGTAACACCTGAAATTAAAACAGGTAAAGCATCTTTAGACGAAATGTTGAAGATGACTCAAAGTAGCATGACTAACGAAGAATACAGGAACGTTGTCAATGCTTCTTCAGACATGGTTTCTAGACCTAACTTTGCTAGCTCTATGGCTAACCAAATGGGAATGACAAGTCAAACACCTGGTATTGATATATCTCAATTAAGCTTTGTAAAAAAAGCAGGTGCAGTACTTAAAAAATCTAATGAAATAGACCAAAAGAAAGTAGGAGCATTATAATATGGCATTTGAAGTTAAAAAAATTAATCCTTTAGACCTGCAGCCAAGAAAAGCTATAGGAGTAAATTTACCATTTACAGGTAAAGCAGTCTTTAATTCTACATTTGAAACTAAAGAAGCTTTAAAAGCTAATATGATTAATTACTTTTTAACTGGTAAAGGAGAGAAGTACTTTGATCCTGCATTTGGTTCAGAATTGAGATTTGTAGTATTTGATCAACTTAATAGCGATACTGAAGATAAGCTAGAGAGTATAATTAAAGAAGGTTTATATTTATATTTTCCTCAAGTTTTATTAACAGATTTAAGAATCGGATCTGATACAGATAATAATACTGTAACAGTAGCATTAAAGTATGCAGTTACAGAAACTAATATAGAAGACGAACTAATTATTAACTTTCAACAATAATGGCAGAAGAAAGAGAAATAAAATATATTAACAGAGACTTTGGGGATTTTAAAACTCAATTAACCGAGTTTGCAAAAAACTACTTTCCTGATACATACAACGACTTCTCTCCAACATCACCAGGTGTAATGTTTATAGAGATGGCCGCTTATGTAGGTGATATATTATCATTTTACCAAGATACTCAGCTACAAGAAACATTCCTACAGTACGCTAAGAACCCAGGAAACCTTTACAACATGGCCTATATGCTAGGCTATAGACCGAAAACTACATCAGTATCAGAAGTAGATATAGAAGTTACTCAAAGAGTAGCAGCTTCTGGATCTAACTATGAACCTAACTTTGATCAAGCATTAACTATTAATGCAAACTCTCAACTATCTTCTGGGGATGTAAAGTTTATAGTAGATAAAAAAATAGATTTTGCATACTCTAGCTCATATGATCCTACAGAGATAACTATAAACTCTCTATCAAATGGTAATCCTGCAGAATTTCTTTTAAAGAAAACTATAAAAGGTTTTTCTGGAGAAATTAAAACCCTAACTCAAGTATATACTACTGCTGAAAAGTTTAACACTATAACAGTAGATGATGAAAATATTATAGGTATATTAGATATTACTGATAGTAGTAATAATAGTTGGTACGAAGTACCTTTTCTAGGACAAGATACTATTATAGTAGAATCTTCTAACTCAGAATCTGATGCTAATGTCGTACCTTATCTAGCCTCTTTACAGAGAGTACCTAGAAGATTCGTATCTAGATTTAACTCTAAAGGACAACTCTCCATACAATTTGGAGCAGGTATATCCGGAAACGATGATTCAACATTCTTACCTGACCCTTTAAATGTAGGTTCCGGGACTAACCAAGGTATAACTAGAACGGACTATGCTTATGATCCTTCTAATTTCCTTTACTCTAGATCTTACGGATTAGCTCCATCTAGCACCACATTAACTATTAGATACTTAGTTGGAGGTGGAATAGAATCCAATGTACCAGCTAACTCTCTACAAACCCAAACATCTGTTACTTCAACTGCTACTGATACTACCTATCAAGGTACTTTATCATTCAACAACCCAAGAGCAGCTACAGGAGGAAGAGACGGTGATACTGTAGAGGAGATAAGAGAAAATACTTTTAGAGCATTTAACGAACAAGGTAGATCAGTTACTCTACAGGATTATGCTGTAAGAGCTTTAAGTCTTCCGTCTACATTAGGTACTATTTCTAAAGCACACGTAATACAAGACCAGTTAATGTCTGGTAATAGTACTAATGACTCTATACTAGATTCTAATCCACTAGCTTTATCTATGTATGTTTTAGCATACGATGTAAACAAGAACTTAACCTTAGCTACATCTAACCTAAAAGAAAACCTTAAAAAATACTTATCACAATATATGATATTAACTGACGCAGTTACAATCAAAGATGCGTTTGTAGTTAATATAGGAGTAAAATTTGATATACTTACCAGACCTAATTACAATGGAAGAGATGTACTACTAAATTGTACAAATAGATTAAAAGAGTTTTTTAATATATCGAATTGGGCGATAAACGAACCTATAAATTTAGCTGAACTATCTACAGTTCTAGATAGAGTAAAAGGAGTGCAGACAGTACAGAAGTTAGAAATAATAAATAAAGTAGGAGGTAATTACTCTCAATACGCATACGACGTCAAAGGAGCTACTAAAGGTAATGTAGTCTATCCTTCTTATGATCCTATGGTATTTGAAGTTAAGTTTTTAGAACAAGATATACAAGGACGAGTAACAACATTATAAGATGGCAATATATAGAATTTTTCCTGAAAAAGATACTTTTATCTACACTGAAAAAGAGGTAGCTAACCTAGGTAGAGATGAAATTTTAGAGGTAGCTGGATACTTTACATCTACAGCTGGTCAAACATCCCGTGCGTTAATAGAGTTTGATACTCAAGAAATACAGGATACTTTAAATAATAAAGCAGGAACCGGTACAGACTTCTCTGCTAGCTTAAAACTATTTTTAGCTTATGCAAATGATCTACCGAAAGACTACACAATTTACGGGTACCCACTATCACAAAGTTGGGATGAAGGGATTGGTAAATTTGGAGATCTACCTATAAATAAAACTGGTTGTAGCTGGAACTATACTCAAGCCGGTGTATCTTTAATATGGAACACAGGTTCATATGACACCTATGTAACCTCTTCGTTTTTAGATTCAGTTAAAGGAGGTGGTACTTGGTATACAGGTTCTACTAATTATAATTTAGAATCTTCTCAAACTCATACTAAAACTTCCAATCACGATTTAAACCTGGATGTTACAAATGCTGTTAATTTATTCTATAGCGGGTCTTTAGATAATAATGGATTCGTTGTAAAACTAGACGATTCTATAGAAAATAATCTTACTTCTTCTATTAG